AATACGCTGTACTTAGTGTTATCGGCTAGAGCCGTTGCAATGCTGCTTCTGAGTGTGGTTATCGCTGGCATCAGCCCACCATAGAGTTAGGGCTTAGATATGGTGCAATCAAGCCACGAACGCGAGAAATCAGCTGTGATGACATTGCGTACATGTTTCCCATTGAACCGTCAGGGCTCATGCCGTTGCCTGAGTTGGTCTGACGAGATGTCCAGATTGATACGCAGATCATGAGGCTTGCCTCTTGGATTGCTGGAACTGTAGATGGGTCTAGATAAGTATCTGCTGCAACCATGCCATAAGGGTTTACTGGGTGGTAAACAGTTGCGGTGTTGTTGTTACCGGAAATGGCGTAAGTAATCGAATACTCGCCAACCTGAGTAATTGTCTTGTTGCCATTGTGCTTAGAACCTGCACCTGAGATGACAACGCTCTGTCCGATGTAGAAAGTTTCTCGGACATCAATATCAAAATATGAAGTACCTGTTGTAGTTGTGTTGCTATGTCCAACAATAGGAGTTGTGTTAGCCCAGATGAAAGGAAGGAGAACATTGTCAGCAGCGTCGCAGACAGACTGCAATACAGCATCAGTATAGAGAGTGCCAACGCCTAGGGCTGTGCGAAGCTCTGCAACTGTTGTTAGTGACATGATTTCCTTTCTAAAGACTAGAGGGAGCTGCAAGGGCTCTGGCAGCCCCCTCTAGCGACTTAGGGTATTGCTATTATGTAAGGTTGAACTTACGTACGCCCTTACCTGACTTAGCAAGGTAGATAGCGAGGTATCCGTAAAGATTGATTTCAATCTCGCCAGATGTAAGAACGTTTACGCGGAGCTGAGTTGTTGGTGACTCCCATGTGTAAACTGATGATGGAGCAACTAGGAATGCTGAGTTATCAACGATTCCTGAAGTTGAGATGTTGTGATCAACAATGAGGTCTGTACCAAGTACGCCACCAACGACTGAAGTCGCTACTGCGTTGCCTGATGCGTTCTGTGTTGCACCCTGTGCTGAGTAGAGAGCGCGACCTGTTGTGTCAGCGTATCCTGCGATTGCTGCCCACTGGTCTGTTGAAGCAACGAGCTTGTTAGCGAAGTCTCCGCCTGTACCCTTGTATGCGGCTGCGCCTTCTACAGAGATGAATGACTGAAGTCCAGCTGCTGTTGCTGCTGTTGTTGCTGCTGTTGTACCAGATGATACGAAAGCTGCGAGAAGTGCTGCATCTGTAGCCTTCTCATACGCCTTGCGAAGTTCTGCCATCATGAGTTCCATGAATGCAGGTGATGAGCGATCTACAAGCTCGAATGATACGCGCTGTAGTCCTGAGAACTTCTCGATTGAGATAGTGTCATAAGCAGATGTCATGCCTGTCTCTGATGGTGCTGAACCTTCGTTTGTGTCTGCGACTGTTGGTGCAACGTCAGCAGATGAAGCGTTGGTGTAAAGGCGTGGAACTGTAAAGCTCATGCCATCGATGCCTGCAAGTGAACCGCGTGTAGCAGCTTCGAATGCTGGACGTCCTGTGAATGTATCTGTGATGAAAGTATTGAGATGTGACGGCAAAGTCAGACCTGTATTTGTAGAAGTCGAATCATCAGCTGCGCGTACTGTGCGACGAGCTTCGTCATCGCCTAATGCTGCCTTCATTGATGCTTCGAGGTATTGTGCTGATGAGATTGGAGCTGTGCGCTCGCGTACTTGGAGATTCGCAACAACTGTTGGGCGAGCGGCTTCGACTGCTGCTGCTTCAACTGCTGGAGCTTCTACCGGAGTGGTAATGTCTTCCACTTGTGGCTCGCTTTCTGGTTGGGTTGGTTCAACAGGGATTACTTCCTCTGCTGCGATCTCGAGTACCTGAGCAGACTTGAAAGCCGGTTCAGTAACTAGAGAAACTTCTTTGAGACGTGCTGATGAGACAACAATGTGTCCATCGCGTGATGGCTTTGATGCAAGAACTTCTGCGCCTACAGAAAGACCGGATACTAAGCCTTCTTGTGCCTGAATAAGTGCATCGTTGCCACCTGTAGAACGTGAGAGCTTGAAGGTTGCGTAGATTCCGTCTGGGCGAACCTCAGCGGCTGTCATGCGACCAACAGGCTTTTTCATATCGTGCTGTGATAGCAACTTAATTTTAGAAATGTCTGTAACGTCAATAGATCCTGCTTCAAAGACAACGCCACCCATGTTGGTGTAACCGATTTCTCCTGTACCCATTGGCACAATCTTGCCTGAGATTTCGCGGCGCTCCTCAGAGCATTCGATTGATGATGCTTCGATTATTAGGTGTTCCATTTAGCTGATTCCTTCGCTTCCGTTAGGAGTTAAGTCCGTCATTTCCATAGCTTGTTCAGTTGTGATAAGTCCAAGAGTTAGGAGCTTCTCAACTACCTGAAGTTCAACCAATGGGTCTGCCTTTAGGAATGTATCAAAGACTGCAAAGCGAACTTCGTGGCCTGAGGTAGAGATATCGTCCATTGAAAGACGTGCCTGAATAGCCTGAATGTAAGGCTCAATAGATAGGGCAAAGAATTGCTTGCGCTCGTCTTGGACGTTGGCGTAAGTCATTGTTGTGTTCTGATCTGCTGATAAGTAATAAGCAGGGACGTTCATTGCGCGAGCAATCTCAGTTGAAAGGTTCTGAATAGCCTCGTTGTACATCATGTCTTTGGGTGAGAACTGTGTTGATTGGAACTCAAGAGTAGATGTGAGGTAAGCGGTCGCGTTGTTCTGACGGCTACGCTTCCAAGCTGCAAGAAGGCCAGAGACCTCATTAGGTGGAAGGTCTGCGCCTGTGTTCTTTAGGATTCCGCTAGACATTGGCGTAGCAGAGGCAATCGCAGCAGATTTGTTAATATCAATTGCTGACTGGATTGTGCGACCAGCGCGTTCTAATACGCCCTCATCGAATCCCTGAATTGTGACAATGTCATTCATCTCGATTGGGTAAGCATCGACATAATACTGAGTAATCATGATGCCTTCGAGGTCAGTTGTGAAAGTTACTCGTGAGTTAGCAATCCATTCAAAGGCTGATGGACGTCCGTCCTCGGCATAACGCTCTGTAACGCGAAGGTAAGCCACTCCGTAGAATAGGAGAGAATCAACGCACCAAGTTAGGGTGACGAATGATGGCTGGTTCTTTGAAAGTTGGTTGATCCATCGAGGCGCAGCCATAACTTCACCGGTGCGCTTGTTGTAATACTCAAGTGGGATAGATGCGACAGTTCCGCAAATTAGGTTACGAGCTCTAGCGACAGAACTGACGGACATAGCGTCCTTGCGAGAGACACGCAAAGCAAAGTTGTTATAGAGCGAAGGATAACTCTCGCCCATAACTTGAGGGGCTAACTGTGCTTCTAAAATTTGCGGCTTACGCGAAAAGAGACCCATAGGGTGCAATTATACACTACATGTAGGTCATTCGGAGTAAATAGCCGCAACCTGTTGTGGTTTAACTAATTGATGTACAACCATCGCTGTCGAGATTGCACCCGATACATCTCCTGCACTCTTGCGCTTAACAATGCGCCATGAGGAATCGTTGGTCTTAGCTGCGCAGTTGTTCATCTGCTGCACCCAGTTCTCTTGGCCTGAATGAACTAAGCGATTGTTTACCAAGGCATCTAATAGATCACCGCATGCTTGATAGAACGCCGCGCCTGAGATATCCATCGTTACCTGTCCAGCATTGGAGAGTCGGTCTGCTATTGACTGCGCTGTATATTTGTCAAAACAGATTTGGCGCGGTCGATACTGGTCAGCCCAGCCTTTGATTTCAGCAGCGATCTTAAGGTCATCAACCGATACTTGCGACTCCCACGTCTGGAGTATTCCCACGCCGATTCTGCCGTCAGGGAGTATTTGACCAGCAACGAGGCTTGCATTGCGGCGAGACGGACTGACATCGAAAGCAAAGACTGTATAGCCGCCGACCGGAATCGTGAGCGAGGAGTCTGAGGTGTCCTCAAGTACGCCATGAGGCCAAGGAGAGCTGAGAGAATCAATCCATTGACATAGTAACTCAGTTCTAGTGTTTTCAATCGGGCTAGTTGCAACTGCTTCCTCAAGGGCTTCCTCACTTATCGTATAGCCAAGGGCAGGGTTCGCTTGAGCCCACCCTTGGCGGTCTGTGATCTTGCAATACTGTGGAGCTGAGTATTCATAGAACCCGAAAGACTTAGGTGGGTTCTCTAAGGCACGTTCTCTCATGCCATTGAGCACTACCGAGAAAGCGTCTCCTGCATTAGAGGTAAGAAGCGTCTGAGAATTTGGACGCGCTCGAGTTGTAGGAACAGCTGCTCGGAATCCTTCCTCGTTAATCTCTCGGAGTTCGTCAATGAATAGGAAGTCTGCTGTTCTACCGCGAGAGCCATCTCTAGTTGCCGCAACAACGTCAAGCCTTCGTCCGTCCAACATCTCAATAGACTCTGTACCGTTGGCGTATCTGATCTGTTTGACAAATCCTTTGAGGTGGTCATTACTCTCCAATACTTGTGCGACTTGTCTAAAAGTGTCCAGAGCCATGCTTCGATTAGAGGACATGATAAGGACGTTGCGGCTATCCCACTTAAGTAGGTGAGCCAAGATGAGCATACGGGCTAAATGGGTCTTTCCGTTCTGTCGAGCGATAAGTAGCAGGTTAGTCTTACGAACCCACATGCCGGTCTTATCAACCGTGAGCATATCTTTGAGAACATGCTCCTGCCAAGGCAGTAAAGGCATGCCGATAATCTCGCAGAGGTCTTTTACATCTT